TCATCAACGGAAACTTCAACCTGTGGCAGAGAGGAATCGGCACCGACTCTGGTTTCACTGGTGCTGGTTCGTCCTACTTCGCAGATAGATGGGTTCGTACATCCAATGTCTCTGGTGGCGCGACGGATCAAAAGGTCGAAAGAAAGGCCTTTGCTCTGAGTCAGAACGCAGTTCCTCACAACCCAAGATACTACACTCGACTCACTACTCCTAGTGGTTCCGATGTCCAGTCCACGGTACAAGGAAAGTATGGAATAGAGCAAAGAATCGAGGATGTTCGAACCCTAGCAGGCAAGAACATGACAATCTCCTTCTGGGCGAAGGCAAGCACCACTGGATCAATTGGTGTTGGATATAGTAGATTCTATGGAGGAGATGGCGATAACAGAGACGGTAGACTGATCAAAACCGTTGCGGTCGGACCCAACTGGAGGAAGTATGTCCTCACCACATATGTTCCACCAATTCCAAACGGAAAAACTGAATTCACCGATAGCGATGGCTTCTTCAACAGTTTCTTTGCCGTCACCTTGTTCACCCAACTAAGAACGGGAGTTCTTGGAAACGATACGGGATCTCCCATTGATCTCGGTGGAGGAACCGAACTTGATATTGCACAGGTTCAGGTCGAAGAGGGTGCCAGAGCAACCGAGTTTGAAATCCTTGCGCCTGGTGCAGAGTTGACACTTGCTCAACGATATTACCAGAAGTCATATGCTCCCCATATCGCTCCTGGCACGGAAACTACACAGCGACAAGTTAACGCTGCCGACAATTCAATTTCCACCAATGGTGGCGTCCTTCATGTTCAGGAACAATTCCCAGTTGAAATGAGAGCGTTCCCAACAACTACCATCTTCGATGGGACAACTGAGAATCAGTTTAGAATCATCGCTGGAGCCGACAATACCTCGGCACCTATCTCTCTCAACGAAGCCGCCAACAGAACATGCACGGTTAGTGGGGCATTCTCAAGCACAACTGGTATTCGTCAGATTAGCAAGACGGACACGCAAGGAGCCCTTCTCGCTCAGGTGAAATTTAATTACACAGCAGACGCCGAATTGTGATATACATAGACTAAAGGGAGATGTCCATTGGCACAAAGTCATATTAAACTTACGGGTGGTGTTGGTGACGGTTCAAGAATCGCCAACAGTATCACACAAGTAAATCACGGTTTCGTCGTCGGTCAAGCGGTTCGATTCAACAGAACCGCTGCCACGGGAACGGGTTCAAATCAATACATCGCTGCGAAGGCAGACTCAGCCGAAAACTCGGAAGTCGTTGGTGTAGTCTCGGCAGTTGTCGGTGCAGACAACTTCACCATCACCTATTCTGGTGAGGTGGATATAAGCACCTTTGACTCGAACTTCGCACTTGCAGACGATGATGTTTTCTTCCTTTCAGATACAACTGCTGGACTATTGACCAAGAATCCTCCCAGTGCTGCGGGTGCGGTCATCAAGCCCGTGCTGGTTCGAACGAACAACAACAATGCAATCGTAACCAACTATGTCGGAACCGTCATCGGAGGAACCTCGGTAGTAAGTCTCGATGGCGTTCAACCAGTAGGAACAATTCAGCCATTCGCTGGATCCTCTGCCGATGTTCCAAATACATGGTCACTATGTGACGGTGGCGCTCTAAGTGTAGACGACTATCCAGATTTATATACTCGTCTCGGAAAAAACTTTGGTTATCGTATCAAAGTAACAGGTACGATTCCAAGCACAGTTTTAGTGGGACATTATGTTGAGGGGCGATCTGGTAGCGGAAATAATTTTCAAACGAGTGGAATTGTCACACAAAAAACAGACAATTTTGTTGTAGTTGAAATTAATCACTTATCACTTCAGGGTGATGTTCTTCGTCCTCACCGAGCAGAATTTGGTTCCGATATCGTTAACAATCTTGTTGTTCCTGTAACAGTTTCAACAACCCATGTTGGTGCAATAGCGCCCTCGACTGCGGTTTCACAACCAACCTCACCAATAACTATTTCCGTTGATTCTGTTACGGTAGAGAGTTTAAGAAAACCAGATCTTCGAGGTAAGTTTGTTCTGGGGCAGGTTGCATCCGAATCAGATCTTACGGCAATTGATCTTCCATCCACAATATCCAGCATTGAGTCGGGAGAGTTTGGCGGAGAGTATATTACAACTTCGGTTAGTGACATAGGTCAGTTTAGCGAAGGAAGTGCCGGTGGTGTAGGAAACATTCCACCATACCAGGCAATGAACTGGATTATCAAGGTGACTCCTCGGGCAAAGGCTGCTCTTCTGGACAACCTGACTGCTGCATTCAAACTATCGGATCTTGCAGATGTCAACGCACCAGAGATCAGTGCCAGATCTGGTGACATCCTGATTTACGATCAAAACTCTCCCGATGGTGCCAAGTATCGTCCGTATCGTCTGTTCACTGATTACCCAGACAGTGCGGAGAACACCATTCAGATCGTAATGGATTCGGGAAACCCCAGAATCAAGATAGGAAACACCGCTCTCACTCAAGGATTTGGTGTAGACCTTAATGGTCTTGCACAAGAAACCTTCCGAGTAGTGAATCAAGGAAATGTCGGAGTAGATATCAAGACCAGTAACGATGGATCAAATCTCTCGGTTGGTGTTGGTACTGCCGCCGTAGATACCGCATCTCTTCAGGTTGGATCGAAGGGTCTCAAGTTCTCGCTCAACAGTAATATTGTAACTGGCATCAGAAAAAGCGTCAGGGCAGCAGGAAGTGCCACCGATGATCGCCTTGTAACTGAACAGGGTATCCGAGAGGCAATCGATGCTATACAATCCACTGTGGAATCCGCTCTGGAATTTGGTGTTGTTCCTCTTGAGGCTGGAAATGTAACCATGCCTTGGGGTGGAAGCGTTAGGTTTGATGTTGCAAGTTTGAACACAACCACCGCAAGATTTACTGTCACTAATAACAGCAGCATCAAAATCAATGTCACGGGTTGTGGTCAAACCGAAAAGCAACAGACCTACGAGAGAAGTGATGCTTATGGAATTGCCATTGGTCCAGTCAATATCAACGCAAATTCTGCTAAAACTTTCGATCAAACCCTAACTGGTATCAGTCAAGTAGGAGCGAGTGCAAGACAAAGTTCAGGTTTACTTATCGTAAAACGAGGATAATAAATGAGTTCATCAGCAATTAGTCTAAAAGGTGCGTTGGGAAGAGACGCACTAAGAAACCTCCTCTCGAACCCCGCGTTCGACGAGTGGAGTCGTGGTATCTCCTTTGGTATGACTACCAGTAGTGGAACCTCGAAACTGGTGAACGGGCCTGATGCCTGGTTTGCTCGTTACTTTCCCAGTAATGGGTCAACCAGCGATCTTTTCGTCATGGAAAAGAAGAAGTATGTCTTGGGACAAACCGAGGTAGAGGGCAACCCAACTTTCTACAATCGATTCTATGGCGGAACAATCGGCGCGGGAACTAGCGGCGAGGAGCAAATTACATTCTCCCAGAGAATTCCAAATGTTCGTATTATGCAGGACAAGACAGTCACCTTGCAGTTTTATGCCAAGGGACACACAACCGATCAGAAACTAGCCGTAGGATTCACTCAGGTCTTTGGTGTTTCTGGTGGTCCCGACGAGTTCGGAGACTCTGGACAGGCATCAAGTCCCGTACAGGTAGAAGGTCAACAGGTAACACTCACTCAGGAGTGGGCGAAGTATACCCTTCAGTACAACATCCCCAGCATCACTGGTAAGGGTATTGGAACAAGCGGTGCCAACTACACCGAGTTAAACTTCTTCTTACACGCAGGTGCAACTGCCGCTAGATCAACTAGAAGAAATCTGCCAGGAGCAATCAACTTCGGTGCAACACTGGACATCGGATCAGTTCAGTTGGAGGGTGGAGTAGACGGTTCACAGATGGAGAACATCTCATCAAGCACTCCATTCATCGACATGATCGGCGCCCAAGTGACCGCTATTGCTTCTGGTAAGGTTACGCGAGGTGTATCGGGTGCGGGTGATGCTGGACAGATCGCAGAGTATAAAGGAATTACTACTGCATCTTTCCCAACGGCTGGTGCAACCATCTATATAAATCTGAACGATGCAAACTCGACCAACGGAAACAACATTCTGAAGTATGGTCAGTTCTTTAACACTGATGCAGTCACCGATCCAATTTTTATCGTCTCACCTTCCGAGTTTGGTGACTTAACTGGCTCCGCAACAGAGGACATCGAAAAGGTTATTTGTTTTGCAACCCCAAGTGCAGATGATAAGACCGTTCTAGAGGTAATTTCGTCGAACGAAAGAGATACAACAGGGGAAGAGAACTCTACATTCAATGTATTGGCTATTCAACTGGGTGTTGCGGGAAGTCTTCTTGGTGGAGATCAAGGAACAGCAGGTGGTGGTGCCGCTGATGGTGTTGCTAGTAATGATGGTCAAGGAGACGCAGGTACAGGTAACGAGAATGATCCACCAGAAGAGGATCCAGATGAAGGCAATTGCCCCGAGTGTCAACCACTTTGATTAAGGAATCAATAAATGGGTAGCGAAGTAGGTTCAGTAAAAAGAAAAAGAGATCAGGTTGGTGTTTTCCGAACAGACACCACCGTGTATGTTTCCACGACTGGAAGAGATACCAATAGCGGTCTGTCTGAGTCTACTCCTTTCCGAACGATTCAGAAAGCATTCAACTTTCTGAAGAACTATACATTTCTTGAAGGCGCAAACATTACGATCAAATTGGCTTCTGGTTCTTATAGCGTATCCTCTACAATATTAGCAGATCACCCTCAAGGAGAACAAATCACTCTCCAAGGCGAATCGGGAATCATATCGGGAATAAACAAAGTAACCAACTATACAGACACATCTTCTTACAATGGAAGAGTAGGATCGTCTAACTACAGAAAAATTTTAAGATCTTTAGATGACACAGGACTATATTCAACTGGTCAAAGATATGATATGACAGTTCAGTATTCAGGAACAGAAAATCCCTTTCCCTCTACTAGTGCTGCCTCGGGTAAGTATCTAATCATATCTCCGATAGATTCTAATTATGAAGTGCAATTAACATACAACGATTCTTCTGTTGGGCTTGGTTCATTAAATGATAACACTGATGTTAAACGATTCGATGAATCCCAAGTAACAATGAGAAGATTTTTCGGTTTTGGTGCCCAGAAAATTAAACTCAACACAAACGACATTGGGACAAATAAAACTTTAGTAGAAAATAGAATTAGAAATAACAATCCATTTACTACAACAGCAGGATCTGTAACAGGTAGGCTTCAAACTTTAGCGGAACCTGATAGAACAAATCCTTTTGTTGGATCAAACACAACTGTTCCCGTTCGATATGTGGGAACAGTTATAAATGTGGTGGGGGATATTGATGGTCTTAAAATCGATAACTGTGCCTTAACCGTTAAAGATTTAGTTTTTGAGGCCCGCGATCCATCGACATCAAACGCATCTCCAGTAAAGTCTGCTGGAATACTAGTAACGAACGGTGGCATATGCACACTAAATCAGGGAGTTGCAGTTGCTAATTTTGATGTGGGTATTCGAGTAGAAAATAAATCGCTACTAAATCAAAGCAGCACAACCATAAATCCATATCAGTCTGTTACCAACTGTAAGACAGGAATACTGGTATCAGATGGATCTTCTTGCGTGCTTAACGGTGTTTTCGTCACGGGGTGTTGGAATGATGGGATTGTTGCCAACGGACACTCTGACGCGGACTTATCTAGTTGCGCCGTCGTCGGTTGTGGAAGACACGGATTCCTTTCTTCAAGAAACAGTGACATAATCGCAAACCGTTGTATCTCTGCCTATAATGTACAAAATTCAACATCAGGGTTTTCAGTAAACACGCAGTCTGGAATGGGGTTTGGAGCAAGACTCAATTCAAATATTGAATGTGTTGGATGCTACTCTTTTAGAAATGGATATGGTTACTACGGCGACAAAAATGGGTCATTAATGATAACATCCTCTGACAGCAGAGATAACATGGACTATGGTCTTTGTGTTGCAGAAAACGCAAATGGAATTGTTGGTCCATATTTTCATTCAGAGGCAGACGCTGCTGGAGTTCTGGTTTCTGATTCTGGCTGTTGCAAACTGGTGGACTGCAAGTTTAGTAATGTCGGATTTGATACCGAAACAAATGTTGATGGATCATGTTTTACTGCTGCCGCCATGGGTAATCTCAGCATCTATGATGTTAATGTGAGCAACTATGCCAATAATGCAATAGAATGCATTTATAATGGACTGGTGGTTGGAGACGGACTAAATATAACTGAACACGCAAATACCACAGGAGATGCGGTCAACGCAACCTATGGTTCCACGGTTCGATTAGCAGGATCTGATGTGGGAAATAAACCAACCAATAGATTCTCTCTACAGAATGGTTATGTAGAAATTAACGGAGTTGAAGTAGATGAGTGATGAAAAAAGAATTCTTATTTACGACGACGAAGGAAATGTAAAAGAAAACATTCCTTACGATGCCGAAAATGTTCTCCGTCCTTTAAACAGCACAGAAAACATGGCTGTTATCCCCACGGGAATTAAACTGGCTTCTTTTGCTGATGCTAGCGATAGCATTATTAAACAAAATATTCCGAAGACTCTACGAACAGAGAAAAAGAAATCTCATGACGCTGATATAGTCGGTCCTACTCGTCACACCATTCCCAGAAGAATAGGTCAAACATCAGAGGTAGTCGGTAAAGTTATCCTTGGTGGTCAACATGCTTTTGGACAAACACTGGATGGCTTATATTATGGAGCGGGTTCAACCGTTTTCTACAATTTTAATTATCCAAATATATTCGATGAATTAAAATTAACTAGAGGTGATAATTTTCAAATACTTAACACCAATATTTCTTTGATGGATGGTATTTATAAATTCAATTCTCATACAGATGGACAGATAAAAGCAAGAAAAATTTTAGGTGCAACTGGAGGGGAGACCTTCGGATTTTTTAGTTACGGATTTAGTGCCGCAACAGGTGAAGGTTTCCATATGATTCGTCTCCAAGAGTTATCAGGAAGTGTGTATGGTGCTAGTGCGAGTGTGGAAGGATGTGGCGTATATTCATATTCTGAAAATCTAAGACAATCAAGATATAAAGTATCCACGGTAGACCCAGATGGAGATGTGGGAACATCCAACTCTGTTGTTCATGATGGGGGGGTTTACAAGTTCGGAAATTCTTCTGCACGCTTTCCCACCACGGGAAGCACAGGAAGTCACTTACTAGTCGCATATGACGACGACTTTACCCCAACCGAATCTGGAGGCTCTGTATACTTTAGACTTTCTTTCTGGGTTAAGTTTGCTAGTTCCTCTCCAACGAAGGACATGGTTTTAGTAAGTCAGGCTAATAATAATGGCACTGGTGTTTACGAACTTAAATTTACACACAGTCCCAGAACACTCACATTTTCATATTCTACGAATGCTAGCGGAAGTGATCTAGACAACACTTTCTCTGCTTCCATATTAGCAACTTTAACCGATTGGAATCATGTTCAAGTCGAGGTTGCACCATATAAAGAAGTTAGAATTTACATAAATGGAACTCTAACCGCAGTTGATGCCATCGGGCCAGGCAGCGAGGAAATTTTCGTAAATGTAGAAGACGCACCTTTTGTTATTGGTGCGAAAGATGATGGAAGTCTTCCCTTTGAGGGGAATATAGACGAACTTGAAATGTTGTGGGCCGCTTCGACCGTAGCGAATCACCCAAATATTTACTTCATGGCGGGACCAACAGGTTCAACTGCGGCCACAGGATCAACTTTTGGTCTGCCAGCAGGAGGTGTTACGGGAACCACATTCACCAGTCTTCTTTTCAATATGAATGGTCCTAGCGGATGTAAATTGTTTACAGAAGACGGAACACAAAGTAAAGAGGTAACAGGAAATGTGGTAGGGTATGATGACGACAGAAGAATTCTTCTTGTGTCTAATTATGGTATTAGTATAGGATCTTTTGCGACCAGTAAAGGATTTGTCAAAGGATATAATGAAGGTTTAACCAACGGAACGCCAGGAACAACAGCCAATAGTTTAGCACGACACCCATTCCTTGGAGAAATCATCGGCATAACTGCTCAAGGAGCAAATGTCACAAATCTAAAACGAGTTCTTGGTTATCAACAAGAAACAAATAATTTAAGAGACATGTTCTATGTTGGGATGACAGGAAACAGCGGAAGTTCTGGTGATTTTAAAAACCTGTTTGGAGTCGCTGGTGCTTGTGCCGCTTTCGGATCTCGCACTCTTTCCTTCTACCCAAGTGATTATGAGATGGTTCGCACAAACAAAGCACTTCTATCGACAGGAGTCGGCGGCGTTAGTCTTTCGGAATCTATGGTCTACTTTGACCTTGATGGTGTTTCTTTTGCCGTCACTGAGGCACAACTTTCGGCTTTCCAAGCAGATTGTCAAACATATAGAGAAATTAAAGAGAATGATGTATCCGAAAAAATTTCTGCGATTTATGGTGCTACCAACCTCCAAGACTTATCCGCGAGCAGCAACACCAAAGTTATTGATGTTGATTACTCTCCCTTCATCGGAACAAAGAAACTACCAACCACCCCAGAGGGTAGAAACTTTGACGGAGCATTCGTCTTTAAGGGCACCTGAGTTTGAGATTTGTTCAAACCAAAAAAGAAGTTTCTATTAATGGCAAAAAATTTGATATTGATTTGTTTATGAAACTAGAACCAGAGTATCATTATGATCCCGAGTGGATGGTAGTGTATGAGCCCAATAAAAGACACACTGTTTCTAATGGTAAAATTTCAATCTCTAAGGAAAAGGTCTGGGAGGATGGAGATCGATATCTTTGTAGGGCCAGCGACTTAGTATACCTAAAAGCCTATTTAGAAAGTGAGAGTTGACTCCTCTCCTACATAATATAAAGGAGAATCTAAATGGCATTACCCACAACCAGAGAAGATCTCAAGCAATACTGTCTTCGTAAGTTAGGTGCGCCCGTTATCGAAATCAATGTAGACGATTCTCAACTAGAGGATCGCATCGATGACGCACTCTCCCTTTTTGCAGAGTACCACTTCGACGGTGTAGAGAAGCGATACTACAAGTACGCCGTGACACAAGACGATCTTGATAGAGCAAAGGCAGATCCCCAGAATGGTGGATACATCTCCACCAACGGCATCGACCCCTCAATTATGACCATAACAAGACTCTTTCAGTTTTCTGAAAGCACGGTCAACATGTTTGATGTTCGGTATCAAATCGCACTGAACGACTTCTATGGCATTCGTACAGGTCTGGGTAGCATCTCCAATTACGATATCACCAAGAGACACTTATCTCTTCTTCAGCAGATGCTTGATCCAGAGAAGATGATTCGGTTCACCCGAGTTACAAACAAACTTTACATTGACATGAACTGGGATGAGGATGTAGAGGTAGGAACGAACCTTGTGTTCGAGTGCTATTCGAAGATTGACCCAGAAACATACGGCGAAATCTACAAGGATAAATTCCTTCTTAAATATACCACCGAGTTATTCCGCTACCAGTGGGGTGCGAACCTCTCGAAGTATGACGGCATTCAGTTGCCTGGTGGAGTCCAGTTCAACGGTAGACAAATCATGGATGAAGCCAGAGAAAGATTGGATAAACTCGAAGAAGAGATGTCACTCAAGTACGAACTACCCCCAGACTTTATGGTAGGTTAATATGGCAAAGAACAGTTACTTCAGGGATGTAAACACAGAGAATGATCTTCTCCATGACCTGACCATCGAAACAATCAAGATTCATGGTCGTGATATGGTGTATATTCCTCGCACTCTTGTGAATGAAGATGAACTGTTTGGAGAGGACACCATTTCTAAATTTGAGAACGGTGTAGAGATTGAAATGTATGTTCAGTCAGTTGATGGATTCGGAGGAGATGGAGATTTCATCAGCAAATTTGGCCTTGAAATCCGTGACACCGTAGAACTTGTCGTATCGAAAAGAAGATTTGAAGAGTCGTTCAGTCACGATTCGAACATCACCCGACCGAGAGAAGGTGATCTTATTTTCTTTCCTCTCTCTAAAGGCTTGTTTGAAATCAAGTTCGTTGAGCATGAGAACCCCTTCTACCAGTTAGGTAAACTGTACACATACAAACTCTCATGTGAACTCTTCAACTACAGTCATCAGGATATGGATACTGGATTCTCCGAGATCGATGAGGTCGAAGAGATTGAGAACACTCTTGCTATTGATCTTACAATGGGATCTCTGGTCGGAACCACGGCCGATTACTTTGATGGGGAAACCATCTACCAAGGAGCATCACTCGCTCTTGCCACAGCAACCGCAGTTGTTGTCGATTGGAACTCCAGCACCAAGGTTCTCCGTATTGATCAGGTCAAGGGACGAACCGATCCAAACACAGACGAACTCATTCTTAACTCCTCTGCGTTCGTCAACGGAACCAATGTCATCGGTGGTGATTCGGGAACTATCTACGCTCTCTCTTCACAGACCACATCCGATACTATCGTTGGTCAGGATGGATATAACAATAGTTCTGAGATAGATAAGTTCGCTGACAAGAATGATCTAATTGACTTTACCGAAACGGATCCATTCTCGGAGGGTAACTTCTAATGTTTGGACACTTCTATCACAACACGGTTCGTAAACTGGTTGTCGCATTTGGCACGCTTTTTAATGAGATTGATGTAAAGCGTTACAATGCTGATGGATCTGTCAAAGAGACAATACGAGTGCCATTAGGTTACGGTTCCAAAGAAAAATTCTTAGTTCGTCTTCGACAGCCAAGTTCAATCAGCGATGATCCTAAGACTAGAGTAACTACTCCCCGTCTTGGATTCGAGATGACTGGGTTTGCATATGACACCACACGCAAAAGAAATACACTTCAGAAAAGAATCGCTACTGGTGCCACAGAAGAGGGAACATATCTTCGAAGAAATTTTGCTGAGGTTCCCTATACTTTTGACTTCACACTTTCGGTGTTTGCTAGAAACATGGATGATGGCCTACAGATTGTAGAGCAGATCCTTCCATTCTTTACGCCTGAATTTACAGTCACGATCAAAGTAAACGATCTTAACACTAGCATCGATGTTCCTATCGTAATCAATAGTGTGAGTCAGACAGATGAATACGATGGTGATTTTGAGTCAACCAGACTACTAACATTTGACATCAACTTCACCGCAAAATCTTATGTGTATGGTCCAATCAAAGAAGGCAGGGTTATCAAGGATGTCATCGTTACGAACTTCCTTGCCGACTTCACCTCTACAGGTGGAATCACTGGTGCAACAGGCGCACTATCCCGCGTGGATGTTGGCATCACTGGACCCAGTGGAGCAGACTCTAACCTTGTCACGGGTTTCTCCGCAGACACAGAATTATTTGTTTATGGTTATACAGCGGGAGTAACAGGAGGCCCTGGCATAGATGTTCTGGGTAATACAATATGAAGAAAAAAACGGTTGAGGAAAAGATTTCCGACGCCCTCGATATTGAAGCAGTTGAACCAGAAATTGTCGAAGAACCAAAAGAGATTGAAAAGTCTGAACCAAAGGCAATTGAAGTATCTGCCGATGTAGACTTGAGGCGAGATTACAAGCACGCTCGTCGTAATCTCAGGGATCTGATCAAAACAGGTAACTCTGCGATAGAGGGTATACTCAATGTAGCGTCCGAGGGAGAACATCCCCGTGCGTACGAAGTTGCTGCACAGTTGATCAAAGTGGTGGCAGACACCAATAAGGATCTGATGGATCTTCACAAGAAGATCAAAGATATCAAGTCCGAGGATGTCAAACTAACGCAAAACAATACAAACAATGCGATCTATGTTGGATCGACCAGTGAACTACAGTCTCTGATCAACACCTCTCGATCGAATGTGAAGAGACTCCGTGATAATAATGAGGATGTGATTGATGGCGGGGTATGAAAAAGAAGGTTACTTAGGAAATAAAAATCTCAAGGCTGCTGGATCTAAGGTCGAGTTCACCAAAGAACAGGTCGAGGAGTATATCAAATGCTCCAAAGATCCACTGCACTTCATTCGAACCTATGTGAAGATTGTGTCACTAGACGAGGGACTTGTGCCCTTTCAGATGTACGACTTCCAAGAGGACATCGTAAACAAGGTACACAACAACCGCTTCGTGATTGCCAAACTGCCTCGACAGACAGGCAAATCAACAACGATGATTTCATATCTGCTTCACTACATTCTGTTCAATCAGGATGTCAATGTGGCTATTCTTGCCAACAAGCAAGCAACGGCAAGAGAACTCTTGCATAGGTTGAAGTTAGCATATGAGTATCTGCCTCTTTGGATGCAGCAGGGCATCGTGGAATGGAACAAGGGTTCCATTGTCCTAGAGAACGGTTCTAAGATCATCGCCTCGTCCACCTCAGCGTCCGCTGTGCGCGGTGGATCGTTCAACATGATCTTCCTCGACGAGTTCGCGTTCGTCCCACAGGGGGTCGCTGAGGAGTTCTTCTCGTCCGTCTACCCCACCATCACCTCTGGTAAGTCAACGAAGGTGCTGATCGTGTCCACCCCGAAGGGGCTGAACATGTTCTACAAGTTCTGGAACGATGCGGTG